ATGCCGTTAAGCGCTGAGGAGCAGGCAATTTGCGATGGCGCCATCGCGTTCGCCAGAGCGAACAAGAAGTCCATTGCAAAGCGGCTAACAAGCCCCCAGATATATGCTCGAGAGGAAAACCCCGTGTCAGTTTTCATGGCCGGGTCCCCTGGAGCAGGCAAGACAGAAGCCTCGATCGAACTCCTGTCTCAGTTCGACGAGATCGGGTCAAAGGTTCTACGGATCGATCCAGACGAATTGCGGTCTGAGTTCGAAGGGTACACGGGAGGGAATTCCTGGCTGTTCCAACCTGCCGTCTCTATTTTGGTAGAGAAGATTCATGATTTGGCCCTGGATCAGCGACAGTCATTTCTCTTGGACGGCACGCTAGCCAACTACGAGATAGCAGAGCGGAACATCCAGCGATCCTTGCGCAAGGGCAGGACTGTGCTAATCCTGTACGTGTACCAGCGGCCTGACCTTGCATGGGAATTTGTCCAAGCTCGAGAGCGAGTAGAGGGAAGAAAAATCCCGATCGAAGAGTTTGTGAGACAGTATTTCGCGGCGAGAGACGTCGTGAATCGGCTCAAGCAACGCTTCGGAGGGTCGATAGAGGTGGATCTGCTGCTGAAAAACAACGACGGATCCCACCGTGTTTACGAGGCGAACATAGACCGGATTGACAGCCATGTCCCCGAAACCTATGATCGCGCGTCCCTTGAGCAGATGCTTTTACAGCGAGGCTAAGGATTGAAATGAGCATTTTTACAGTGAAAAAGCCGGGCACAACCACGAAATTCTCTGAATTCGTTCGTAACGCGTCTTCCGAAGAGAAGAAGCGTGTATACAAAGTCGTGATGAAGAAATCCACCGAGCGCCAATGCAAGGTGCTAGCAGCAGCTGCTGCAGGCTGAACTCAAAGAGATTCGAAAAAGCCCTCATCAAGTGAGGGCTTTTTTTTGCCTCGCGCAAAAGCTCGGTAGATCAACGGAGCGAAGGCAGGCCCAAGGCAGTGAACCTCACAACCTCCTCCCCGATCAGCTCATTGACCTGCTGCAGGCGCGCCTGCATTGGCTCCAGTTCCAGGCTGGCCCAGACCACTGCCGCGTCGCTGATGGATCCGAACCCACCGGCGTTCTGCGGCACCACCCCCATCAGCTGCGGATAGACCCGTAGGCCGGCGAGCTGGTCGTCGCGGCTGATGTTCTTGATCGAGCCGAACTCGTCCTTGGCCGCCACCTCGCTGACCGGGATCAGTTGGATCCCCTCCTTCTTCCCGTTCGGCGCGTAGACGAACAGGTTGCGGAAATTGCCAGGCCCCTTCGCAGTCTTCAGCGCCGTGCGCAGCGCGTCGATGTCTTCCTCATTCTGTGCGGCGTCGGTCATGTAGAGGATGAAGCCGGCGTGGCTCCCGTTGTTGTAGTACTTACGCCGGAACAGCGTGGCCGACTCGTTCAGCAAGGCGCTCTGCAAAGCGCAATACCACTCCGGTACCCCGTAGATTTCTTGGCTGATGTCGGCCTCGCGCAGCTGGATCACGCTGCCCTTCTCGAATTCGTGCTCATCCTTCCAACTGCGCACCTGGTAGAACGTCTCCAGATCGGTGCCGCGGCGCATGTACTTGGCCAGCGGCGCCTGCAGCGGCATCCGCGTACCCAGGCGAGAACGAGGCTGCTCGAGGTAGGCCGAGCCGAATGTCAGCCAGTCCAGGGAGAACTGCTCGAACGTCGCCCGGCTGAGCAGGCGGTGCGGGATGAAGGTCTTGGCCAGCATGTTGCGCTTGAACTTCAGACCCGACTGCAGGTAAACGCTCGACCCCACCGCCTTGGCCAGCCCCTCCATGGACAGCGGCGGCTCGTACCACCGCCCGTTCGACCAGCACTCGAGATAGTCGAGGATGCCCCGGCCGTCGAGCACTGGCATCGGGTCACCGAAGGTGAAGGCCTCGGCACGGCCGCCCTGGCGCGGGATGAACTCGCCTTCCTGGGCGGACTGGACTGTAACCGGCTGCTGGCGGCGGTGGCTGCGACGTTTGCTCATCAGAAAATCTCCATGCGCCCGGTATTCGCGGGGGTCTGCCCCTCGAGCGGCTCGTTCTGCAATGCGTGGAATAGCGCCCAGGCCAGATCGGCGTGGCCGGTGTTGTCGTTGCGGCCGGCGGTATAGGTGAACTGGCGCCCACCGGCCGTGATGGTCTTGCGGATAGCCATCAGCGCCTGGGCCAGGTCGGTCCAGCCGGCGTCGAATTCGAGGCGGCCGTTCTTGATCACCGACCAGGCCTTCATGACCAACTGCGTCTTCACCTCGGGCGAGTAGCTGAAGGTGCGCACCCCCGGGAAGAACTGGCGCACCAACTGCGCGACGCCAGACCCCATGCCGGTGGTGTCGACGCCGATGTAGGTGACCCAGTAGCGCTGGGTCACCTTGCGGATGAACTCGGCCTGCTCGGCGAAGTCCTTGCCGCGGAACTGATGGCGCTCCAGCACGCGGAACTTGCCGCCCGGTACCGCCGGCGGCGCCACCACCACCAGACCCGCGGTGTCGCCCGTCTCGGCGGGGTCATAGCCCAGCCACACCTGGCGATCACCGAACGGCCGCAGCGCGAACGGCTTGTAGTCCTCCGACCACAGATCCCAGCTATCGACCATGCACGGCTGCAGCATGGTCAGCGGGAAAATGCTCGCGCCGTCGTCGACGAACTGGCACATCAGCAGGTTCTGGAAAGCCTCGGCGTCATACTCGAGACGCAGCTCGTCGATGTCGAACAGGTCGCAGCCACGGGCCTCGGCATCGAGGATCGTGACGATCTGGCGCCAGATGCGGTCCTCGCACAGTCGCCCTTGCTGCAGGGCGTCATGACTTACGTCGATCTTGATGCGATCGGCGGCCGGCTTGCCCTTGTTGAAGCGCTCGCCAGTCCAGAATGTGTAGGCCTCATGCGCCATCGAGCTGGGCGTCGAGAAATAGGTCCGCCGGTAGCGCTTCTGCATCGCCATACCGCTGGCGACCTTGTTCAGCTCCTTGAACTTGAACGTCCAGAAGAACTCGTCGAAGTAGAAGTTACCGTGGTAGCCCTGGGCAGTCCGCGCGTTGGTACCGAGGAAGTGCAGTTCCGCACCGTTCGGCAGGATGATCGGGTCGCCCTTCAGTTCGACACCTACCGCATCGCGCGCGAAGGCCTGGATATACGCCTTGAAGATGTGCGCTTGGGCCTTGCTGGCCGACAGGAATATCTGGTTGCGCCCCGTTTCCAGCGCGTCGATCAGCGCCTCGCGGGCGAAGTAGAACGTGGCGCCGATCTGTCGCGACTTGAGAATCACGCGGGTTCGCTGATTACCCGCGCGGTACCAGTCTTTCTGGTAGTCGAAGCAACCGTCGAGGAAGGCCTCGACCAGTTTCTCGGTCAGTTCCTCGCTGATGTCGTTGCGCTTCGGTTTGCGCTTGGGACCTTCGTTACGCTTGGCAAGCTCGGGGTTCAGGTCGGTTTCCGTACCACCGCCCTGGTAGCGCTGGATCCGCGCCTGGCGCTCAAGCTGCCGATGCAGCAGGTCGATTTCCTTGTAGTCACCGCCGGTCTTCCCGTCCTTCAGGATCAACTGAACCAACCGGGCTTCCAGGGCGCCCCCGATCCGTTCTACGCTGTCTGCCCGGTCCCATCCGTCGCGGTCCTTCCATGAGTGAAGGGTCTTGTCCTTCTCGCCCAGGTGGTCGGCGATGTCGCAGACACGCCAGCCCATCCAGTACAGGAATTTGGCCTGGCGGCGATTGTCACGGATGGGAATTTCGACGGCAGCGTTCATGGCGCAGATGCTGCCGCCCACCCTCGCCCCTCAGTAGCGCCGCCCCTTGTAGCTCCGCGCTCTACAATCCCGCTTGATTGCTGGGCCGCGCGCGCGTCCCGAACATGCCCCTCATTGCCATGCACCCCGCATCAGCCGCATTGAGGACTCCCGGCATGAAGAAATTCCGCAGCAAATGGTTCCGCATCGCCGTCGAAGGGGCGACCACGGACGGCCGCAACATCGAGCGCGACTGGATCGAGCAGATGGCCGCGCAGTACGACCCGAACACCTACGGCGCGCGGATCAACTGCGAGCACATCAAGTGGGCATGGCCGGCTGGTGAGTTCGGCGCCTATGGCGACGTGCTGGCGTGCAAGGCGGAAGAGATCGACATCAACGGGCAGAAGAAGCTCGCCCTCTTCGCCCAACTGGAGCCCAACCAGGCGCTGCTGGAACTGAACAAGCAGCGGCAGAAGGTCTACACCTCGGTCGAGATCGATCCCAAGTTCGCCGACACCGGCAAGGCCTACTTGGTCGGCCTGGCCATCACCGACTCACCCGCCAGCCTGGGCACCGAGGCGCTGTCTTTCAGCGCCAAGAACGGGACCCTCGCCAGCCGCAAGACCAACCCCGACACCCTGTTCAGCGCTGCCGAAGAGGGCACCCTCGAGTTCGAGGAATACGAGGACAAGCCCTCGGTCGGCGCAGCGCTGTTCACCAAGGTCAAGGAACTGCTCAAGGGCAAGGAAGCCCGCACCCAAGCCGAGTTCGGCCAGGTCGGCGAGGCCGTCGAAGCGATCGCCGAGCACAGTCGCGACCTGGGTGAGCAACTCGGCGAGCAGAAGAAGCAGACCCAGCAACTGGCCAGCCAGCTGGACAAGGTCACCAAGGAACTGGAGGACCTCAAGAGCACCCTCGATAGCACCCGGGACCACAGCCAACAGCAGCGGCCCCCGGTCACCGGTGGCGGCAGTGTCGCCCTGACCGACTGCTAACCGTCCCCCGCCCCGGTATCCAAAGGAAAAGCACCATGCGCAACGAAACCCGCAAACAGTTCGACGCCTACCTGGCGCAGCTCGCCAAGCTCAACGGCGTGAACTCCGCCGTCCAGACCTTCGCCGTCGAGCCGAGTGTCCAGCAGAAGCTGGAGCAACGTATTCAGGAGTCCAGCGAGTTCCTGAAGCAGATCAACGTCTACGGCGTCGACGAGCTGCAAGGCGAGAAGATCGGCATCGGCGTCAGCGGCACCATCGCCAGCCGTACCGATACCACCGGCGACGGTGTACGCAAGCCGCGTGACGTGTCCGCGCTCGACAACCAGCGCTACGAGTGCAAGCACACCGATTTCGACACCGCCATCACCTACGCCATGCTCGACGCCTGGGCCAAGTTCCCGGAGTTCCAGGCCCTGCTGCGCGACGCGATCCTCAAGCGCCAGGCCCTCGACCGCCTGATGATCGGCTTCAACGGTACCAGCGCCGCGGCTACCACCAACCGCGCCGCCAACCCGCTGCTGCAGGACGTGAACATTGGCTGGTTCCAGCAGTACCGCAACAACGCTCCAGCACGGGTACTGAAGGACGGGAAGACCGCCGGCAAGGTGGTAGTCGGCAACGGCGCCGACGCCGACTACAAGAACCTCGACGCCCTGGTGTTCGACGTGGTCAGCAGCCTGATCGATCCCTGGCACCGCCGCGACCCGGGCCTGGTGGTGATCCTCGGCCGCGAGCTGGTCCACGACAAGTACTTCCCGATGGTGAACAAGGACCAGCCGGCAACCGAGAAGATCGCCACCGACCTCATCCTGTCGCAGAAGCGCATGGGCGGCCTGCCGCCGGTGGAAGTGCCCTACGTGCCCGAGAAGGGCCTCATGGTCACCACCCTGAAGAACCTGTCGCTCTACTGGCAGATCGGCGGTCGCCGCCGTTACCTGAAGGAGGTACCGGAGAAGAACCGCATCGAGAACTACGAGTCCAGCAACGACGCCTACGTCGTCGAGGACTACGGCCTCGGCTGCGTGGTCGAGAACATCGAAGTCGCGGAGTAGATGACATGGCCTTCAGTCCCGCCAAGGCGCACTTCCTGCGCGTGACCGCCGCTCAAGAGGCGGCGGCCACTGCCCCGCACCAGGGCATGGAAGGCGCGAACGCCTATGAGCTGCAGCTCGCCCAGCTGTATCAGGATCGCAGCCGCCTGAAGAACATCCAATCCGGCGAAGGCAAGGCAGCGCTCAAGGTCGAGCTGCTGCCGGCCTACCAGCCGTACATTTCCGGTGTGCTGCAGGCCGGCAAGGGCGCCCAGGACGAGGTGGTCACCACTGTCATGCTCTGGCGCATCGATGCCGGCGATTACGCCGGTGCCCTGGACATCGCCGACTACGTGCTCGCACACGACCTGGTCATGCCCGACCGCTTCGCGCGTACCTCCGGCTGCGTCATCGCCGAAGAGATCGCCGAGGCCGCGCTCAAGGCACAGAAGACCGGCGGCAGCTTCGACCTTGCGACCTTGCATCGCACCCTCCTGCTCACCGACCAGGCCGACATGCCCGACGAAGCCCGCGCGAAGCTCTACCTCGCCGCCGGCCATGCCACCCTGGAAGGCCTTTCTGTGGAGAGCCCCGGGCAACCCGGGCAGGTGCAAGCCGGCATCGATCTGCTCAAGCGCGCGATCCAGCTGCACGACAAGTGCGGCGGGAAGAAGGATTTGGAGGCCGCCGAACGGCTCCAGAAGAAACTGACCGCCTCTGGCGGTTGACCGAGCGTACCCCGCGCCCCGCCGGCTCGGGGCCGATCTGCCAGGTCCTCTCCTTCCTGAGCAGTGACGCCCCGACCACCGGCGACCTCAAGCGAGCAGCAGCATGAGCGGATTCATCGCCAACGGCCCGGTCCCAGGCGGGCACATCAACAGCGATCCCTTCTGGCCCACCATAGAGCTCGAGCATGTGCGCGCGAACCTGCGCATCGACTCCAGCGTCGACCCGGCGCGCCTTGAAGTCGCGGTCATTGCCGCGGTGATCAGCGTCAACCGCGAGCTGCGGGCCTGGCGCCTTGAGAAGATCGCGGCCGGCTATGCCGAACTCGCCCAGGTGCCGTCCGACAAGGTGCGGGACACCTCCGAACTGGTGCAGCTGTATCTGCGCGCAGTGCAGTCTGCCACCGCCGCCGAAGTGGCCGAGCGCTACCGCTGGTACGACACCACCACCAGCGGCAACGACAAGGCCCAGGACATCGCAACCACCATCGACGACTACCGCCGCGACCAACGCTGGGCGATCCGCGACTTTCTCAAGCGTCCCCGCACGACGGTGGAGCTGATCTGATGGCCGCCGTCGCGATCGCCCACCAGAACGACACCGTCGAGGCGCTGTGCTGGCGGCACTACGGTCGCACCGCCGGCGTGACCGAGGCGGTCCTCGAGGCGAACCACGGCCTGGCCGACCACGGCCCCACCCTCCCCCCTGGCCTCAAGGTCACCATGCCGGACATTCCGACAGCCGCCCCGGAACGGCAGATGGTGAACCTATGGGACTGACCACTTTGCAAGGAACCACCCCGCATGGCTGACCTCACCACCACCGCCACGGCCGGCGCCATCATGGGCCTCGGCCTGGGCGTAACCCTTCCGGTTGACGGCGGCATGCTGTTCGGCGCACTGCTCGGCGCCTGGCTGGCCACCGGCACGAAGCAGGACCTGAAGGCCTGGTCGCGCCTGCTGTCGCTGATCCTGCCGACCTGCGTCGGCTACCTGTTCGCCGATGTCGCCCTCGCCCGCGTGCCCTGGCTGACCAACCTGGCCTTCTCTGCCTTCGTCTGCGCCCTGGTGGTCATTCCTCTCAGCCTCAAGGCGGTCGCCTGGGTCGACAAGGTCGACTTCGACGACCTCTGGCGCCGCATCCGAGGAGGTCGCTGACATGCTCATGACTACCGTTCCATTGATCGCCGCCCTGGCCTACATCGCCGCCGCGCTGCGCCTGGTCTGCTACCAGCGCTGCGGCGCTCGCTTCCGCCGCAGCGTCTCGTTGCTCGCCAGCCTGCTCGGCGCATCCATGGCCATCTGCGGCCTGGAAATCCTGCTCTACCGCCCACCGGTCAGCATCTGGCACGCCATCGTCGCCGCCCTGCTGTGCCTGCTGATCTTCCGTTCCCGCGGCAACGTCGCCGCCCTGCTGAGGCCATCCGCATGACCCTTCGATATGGTGACCGTTCTCAAGAGGTCCTCCAGCTTCAGCGTCGACTGAACACCTGGGCCGGCGCCAATCTCTACGAGGACGGCCACTTCGGCGCCGCCACCGAGGACGCGGTGCGTGCCTTCCAGCGTTCGCATGGACTGGTCGCCGATGGCATCGCTGGCCCGAAGACACTGTCCGCCCTCGGCGGCGCTGACTGCTCGCACCTGCTGCAGAACGCCGACCTCGTCGCCGCCGGAGCTCGCCTCGGCCTGCCGCTGGCGACGATCTATGCGGTCAATCAGGTCGAGTCGAACGGGCAGGGGTTCCTGGGCAACGGCAAGCCGGCAATCCTGTTCGAACGCCACATCATGTACCGCCGTCTCGCCGCCCACGATCAGGTCACCGCCGACCAGTTGGCCGCACAGTTCCCCGCGCTGGTGAATCCTCGCCCAGGCGGCTATGCCGGTGGAACAGCCGAGCACCAGCGCCTGGCGAACGCGCGCCAGATCGACGATACCGCCGCACTGGAGTCGGCCAGTTGGGGGGCCTTCCAGATCATGGGGTTCCACTGGCAACGCCTGGGCTACATCAGCGTGCAGGCCTTCGCCGAGTCCATGGGGCGCAGCGAGTCGGCCCAGTTCGAAGCGTTCGTCCGCTTCATCGACACCGACCCGGCGCTACACAAGGCGCTGAAGGCTCGCAAATGGGCCGACTTCGCCCGCCTCTACAACGGCCCCGACTACAAGCGGAACCTCTACGACACCAAGCTCGCGCGGGCCTACGAGCAACACGCCAACTGCGCCGAGGCCAGCGCGTGAGCCTTCTGCGCCAGGTGCTGTACAGCGCCGCCCTGCTCGGTGCCCTCGGCTTGCTCCTGTGGGTACAGCAGCAGCGCATCGACCTGGCGCAGGCCCGCCTGGCCCAGGCCGAGTTGGCGAGGAAAGCCAGCGACGCCCAGCTTTCCCGCCAGGCCGGCACCATCACGGCCCTCGAGGCCGCCCTTTCCCGCGAGCGCCAGGCCCAGGCCGACCTGGACCAACAGCGGCAGCAGCTGCGCCAGGCGCTGGCCATCCGCGAACGCTTGATCGAGGACCTGAAACGTGACGATGAACCCTATCGCCAGTGGGCTGACCAGCCTCTGCCTGATGCTGCTCGTCGGCTGCAACAGCGCCCCGCTATCACCGGAGCGGCCGCTTATCATCAGTGGCTGTCCCGCCGTGACGCCCTGCAGCCTGGAGTCAGCGGCACCGAAGGACAACGGCGGCCTACAGACTGAAGTCGAGCGTATCGGCCTGGCCTGGGCCGAGTGCGCCGCGAAGGTCGACATGATCATCCGCACCCAAGGGGCTGCTACCCATGAACAAGCCCGATAGTCTGAAGGCACATCTGCTCGCCGCCGTGCCGGAACTCAGGAACAACGGCGACCGCCTGGTGATATTCATCGACAACGGCCGGGTCCGCAGCACCTCGGCCGAGAGCCTGTCCTTCGAATACGCCTATGACCTGCAGGTGATCCTCACCGACTTCGCCGGGCACCCCGACAGCGTGTTTCTGCCGCTGCTCGGCTGGCTGCTGGTGAACCAGTCGGATCTGCTGGCCAACCTCACCAAGGTGCAGGACGGCATCACCTTCGAGGCCGACATGCTCGACCGCAGCAAGGTCGACCTCGGTATCGTCCTGCCACTGACCGAGCGTGTCGTCGTCAAGCGTCGCGAGGATGGCCGCTACGATGTGAGTCACCCGGAAGAGCCCCAGCTCACCGAGGCCATCGAGGTCGATGGGCCGATGCAGATGCTCGCCAACGGCGAGCTGCTGGCCGAGTGGACGCCGCCGACGCCTACCGAGGCCGTCATGCTCGAGACGCCGCAGATCAGGCGCCCGGCCAATGGCTGACAGCCTCCAGGTTCTGGAAGACTGGGCAGGGCCGATTCTCCGCGCCCTCGAGCCAGGCCCTCGTGCTGCCCTCGCGCGTTCGCTCGCCCGCGATCTACGGCGCAGCCAGCAGAAGCGCGTAATGGCACAGCGCAACCCCGACGGAAGCGCCTACGAGCCACGCAAGAAGCGCGAACTGCGCGGCAAACAAGGCCGTATTCGGCGCAAGATCAAGATGTTCCAGAAGCTGCGCACGGTGCGCTATCTGCGCGCCAAGGGCGACGCCCAGGCGATTACGGTTTCCTTCGCTGGTCGGATCGCACGCATCGCGCGGGTTCACCAGTACGGGCTGAGGGACCGTGCTGAGCCTGGCGCTCCTGAAGTCCAATATGCGCAGCGCTCCCTTCTAGGGTTCACCGCCGCGGATCTAGACAGCATCCGCAGCGGTGTCCTAAAGCATCTCCCCCCCTGACATCCAACATCAATCCCACTGCCGATGGCGCTCGGCAAATTTCAGTACGTGTTCGTTGTAAGGCTTCCGCTTGAAGCGAGTACGGTGAATGTACTGGCGGCCAGTCTCGCGACTCACAGCCATGGAGCTGATCTCATACTCCCCCTGTCCTTGCTCCCTGAGGTTCAGGAAGGTGTCACTCGAAACGACATCCAACGGCGCTTGGTTATCGTCAACAACCACAAGCAGCTCGCGCTCATCAGTCGGAGTGATGCCATGGGTGATCTTGTAAACAAAGAGCTCCCAGGACGCTTCCGGCATTTCGCGCTGGCCGGACTCCCAGAGTTCCCAGGTGCGTTTGGAGACATGTACCAGCTGCGCAGCTTCCGCTGTGCTAGCTCCGAGAACTGATCGCGCTTTACGCGCTAACTCTCCCCTTTTCGCAGAATCGCTGTTCATAAAAGCCCTCCTGGGCATCATTGAATAACCGCTCAAAACAAGCGGACAGAGAAAAAAATACGCCATAACCCCAATGCTGCGCAAGAGCGAATTCTTGTGAATATATAACCTTTGTACGCAAGGCTCGTACAAGCCCCGCTGCCCGCATCCTTTCCCATAACAGCACATGCTTAGCGCATGGCTGACTTTGCGACCCTCTCCCGCATGATCGAGAACCTGATCCGCCTCGGCACCATCGCCGCGGTGGACCATGCCGCGCAGCGCGTCCGTGTGTTGACTGGTGACCTACTGACCGGCTGGCTGCCCTGGGCATCGCCGCGGGCCGGCGCCGACCGCGAATGGAACGCCCCCACCCTGAACGAGCAAGTACTGCTCTTCAGCCCATCCGGGCAGACCGCCAATGGCGTGGTCCTGACCGGCTTGTTCAGTGACCTGATCCCGCCCAACGGCGACCGCGACGCCCTGCATCGCACCACCTACCGCGACGGCGCGGTTATCGAGTACGACAGCGCAGCCCACCACCTGCGCGCAGTTCTTCCCGCCGGCGGTACCACCGAGCTCATCAGCGACGGCGGCATCCGCATCGTCGGCGACATCACCCACCAGGGCGACTACATCCAGACCGGCAACCAGACCGTCACCGGCAAGGTCACCGTGAGCGTCGACGTGATCGCCAAGGGCATCAGCCTGGTCGGTCATACCCACGGCGGCGTCATGCCGGGCGGCGCTACGACGGGGAAACCGCAATGAACGCCCACACCGGCGGCGCCATCGACCGCTTGGCACACATCCGCCAGTCGATCGCCGACATCCTCACCACTCGCATTGGTAGCCGCGTCATGCGGCGCGAATACGGCAGCCAGTTGCCGGAGCTGATCGATGCTCCGTTCAACGACACCACCCGCCTGCAGGTCTATGCCGCCACCGCCATGGCCCTCATGCGCTGGGAGCCGCGCATCCGCCTGAGCCGTGTCCAGATCACCGGCCAGAACCTGGCCGGCCAGGTGCTCATGGAGATTAACGCCACCCTGGTGGACAGCAACGAACCGCACAACCTGAGCATCCCCCTGCAGATGGGCGCCAGCGCATGACAACGAACTTCGTCGCCATCGACCTCAGCCAGTTGCCACCACCACACGCGGTGGAGCAGCTGGACTACGAGCAGATACTCGCCGAGCGCAAGGCCTACGCCATCAGCCTCTGGCCGGAGGATCAGCAGGCGGAAATCTCCGCCCGCCTCGCCCTGGAGTCCGAACCGCTGACCAAGCTGCTCGAGGAAAACGCATACCGCGAAATGCTCTGGCGCCAGCGGGTCAACGAGGCGGCTCTCGCCAACATGCTGGCCAGCGCCCAGGGCGCCGACCTCGACCAGCTCGCCGCGAACTACAACGTCAAGCGCCTGGTCATCCAGCCCGGAGATCCGTCGAAGGTGCCGCCCGTACCGGAACTGCTCGAGTCCGACGACAGCCTGCGCGAGCGGGCGCAGATGGCCTGGGAAGGCCTCAGCACCGCGGGACCGCGTAACAGCTACATCTTCCACGCCCGCGCCGCCGACGGTCGCGTCGGCGATGCCTCAGCCGTCAGCCCATCACCTGCCGTTGTCGTGGTGACGGTGCAGGCCGCCCAGGGCAACGGCAGCGCCCCGGCGGACCTGCTGGCCATCGTCGACGCCTACCTCAACGATGCCGACCGTCGCCCCGTCGCTGATCGCCTGACAGTCCAGTCCGCCCAAGTGCTCGAGTACCGTGTCGACGCGACGCTCTACCTGGCCACCATCGGCCCGGAATCCGAGCCGATACTCGATGCCGCCCGGGCCCGTTTGACGGCATACGTCCATCAGCGTCGACGCCTGGGCATGGAGGTGTCCGAGTCGGCGGTGCATGCGGCCTTGCACGTAGAAGGCGTGCGCAAAGTCACGCTCAGCAACTGGTCGGACATCGCCGCTACACCGGCCCAGGCGCCCTACTGCACCGGAATTACGCTGACGCTGGGGGATGAGTGATGCCCAGCTTGCTCCCACGCAACGCCACCGAGCTGGAGCGCCTGGCCGCCGAAGCCCTGGCGCAGATCGAGCGGGTACCGATCCCATTGCGCCAACTGTGGAACCCCAGCACCTGCCCGGTCGCCCTTCTGCCGTACCTGGCCTGGGCGTTCTCCGTCGATCGCTGGGACAGCACCTGGCCGGAGCGTGTGAAGCGCCAGGTCATTCGGGATGCCTACCTCGTCCACTCCCACAAGGGAACCTTGAGCGCCCTGCGCCGCGTGGTCGAACCCGTCGGCTCGCTGACCGACATCCTCGAGTGGTGGCAACAGACCCCCGCCGGCGTCCCCGGCACCTTCGAAATCACCGTCGACGTCAGCGACAACGGTCTCGACGAGGAGACCGTGCTCGAGCTCGAGCGCCTGCTCGACGACGTGCGCCCAGTCAGCCGACACCTGACCCGCCTGGACCTGCGCATCACGCCGGACATCCTGGCCCGCCACGGCCTGGCGACGATCGACGGCGACACCCTGGAAATCAGCCCCTGGAAGCAGTGATATGACGACTCCCAAGTACGGCGGCCTGCTCACCGACATCGGCGCGGCAGCGCTGATCGCGGCGAGCGAAGCCGGGAAGAAGTGGCAGCCCACCCATATGCTCATCGGTGACGCCGGCGGCGCGCCCGGCGAGACGGCTGACCCCATCCCCTCGGCCGCTCAGACCAAGCTGATCCGCCAGCGCTACCGCGCTCAACTGAACCGTCTGTTCGTCTCCGAGCAAAGCGCAAACGTGCTGGTCGCCGAGCTGGTACTGCCGATGGCCATCGGCGGCTTCTGGATACGGGAGATCGGCCTCGAGGACGCCGATGGGAAGTTCGTGGCGGTCGCCAACTGCCCGCCCAGCTTCAAGGCCAGCGTCGAGAGCGGGAGCGCGCGCACCCAAACCATCCGCGTGCAGATCATCCTATCCGGCATGGAGCACGTCGAACTGATCATCGACGACGGCATCGTCTACGCCACCCAGGACTGGGTGACGGCGAAGGTTGCCGCGGACTTCAAGGGACGCAAGGTGCTGGCCGGCAACGGCCTGGTCGGCGGTGGCGATCTGTCTGCAGATCGCACCATCGCCTTGCCAGCCTCCGGCGTGGGTGCCGGCACCTACCGCGCGGTCACCGTCAACGCCAACGGTATCGTCACCGCCGGCAACAACCCGACCACGCTGGGCGGCTACGGCATCACTGACGCACTGCATGCCAGCGAGGCGGTCACCACCCCGACGGCGAACAAGCTGCTCAGGCTGAACGCGGCCGGACTACTACCGGCCTCGATTACGGGCAACGCAGCCACTGCCAGCCGGCTTGCAGCGCCCATCACGCTCAGCGCGAGCGGCGATGCAACGTGGTCAGCTCGGTTCGATGGGGCCACAAACGTCAACGGAGTCCTGACGCTGGCCAACTCCGGCGTCACCGCCGGGACCTACGCGAAAGTCACGGTGAACGCCAAAGGACTGGTTACCGGAGCCAGTGGGCTTGTAGCGAGTGATATTCCGGCCCTTGATGCAGGAAAAATCACCTCCGGCATCTTACCTGCTGCCAGAGGCGGTACCGGCAATGGTATTGGTCAGGCTGCAACGGCGGTCAAACTCGCCGCCCCTCGCACGATCTACCTCGGTGGGGACGCCAGCGGCTCGACAACGTTCGACGGTAGCTCAAACGCTGGAATCACGGTCACGCTGGCGAACTCGGGCGTAAATGCCGGCTCCTACCCCAAAGTCACCGTTAACGCCAAGGGGCTGGTTACGGCTGGCGGTGGCCTGACGGCAGCAGACATTCCTGCGTTGGATGCTTCGAAGATTGCTACCGGCCGACTCGATCTTGAACGCTTGCCGTTGGTGTCGCAGGGACTGGCCACGGCTGTGCATACCAGCGTTGATCCCAACTCGGTAGTCATTCCGCTGGTACTGACCAATCACGCGAATGGCCCAGTGGCTGGCCGCTACTACTACATCCAGACGATGTTCTATCCGACCGTCGAAGGCAACGCGACGCAGATTGCAACCGGCTATGCCGGCGTGGCTGACATGTACGTTCGTTATGCCTACGCTTCCCCCGCAACGACCGATTCGTCCAAGCGGGAGTGGTCAGCCTGGGTCCGCTGCGATCTGGGCGGTGCCTTCGCACACGCGCCCGATGGTGAGCTGGGTGGCTATGTCAATCTGGACTCGATGATTGCTTCGGGCTGGTGGCATCAACCGTTCACCGCAAACGCCAAGAACGGGGAGAACTATCCCGTAGGCGAAGCAGGTTTATTGACGGTTCATGCTCCAACCGCCTCGATGATCTATCAGACCTATCGTGGCTACGCCGCCGGCGGTCTGTACTGGCGCTGCCGCTACAACGGAACATGGTCAGCTTGGTATCGTGCATGGGACTCCGGCAACTTCAACCCGGCCAACTATGTGGCCAAGTCGGAATACTCCTGGGCGTCCTTGCCTGGGAAACCATCGAATTTCCCACCCAGCGCGCACGTTCACTCTGCAGCGAGCAGGGGCGTGAGCGGCTGGTACAAGAACAACGATACGGGGGTGATATTTCAGTGGGTGAACCTGTCTATCGGTGACCACCCTGGGGGAGTTATCGATCGGGTCGTGACGTTCCCCATTGCCTTCCCGAATGCCTGTCTACATGTCGTTCCAACTGTTAGAGAAAACGGCCGTCCTGCCATTCCCGCCTCAACTGTAACGGTTGCAGAAAAAGCCAGAACGGCGACCAACTGCACCATCGTTTCAAGTGAGTACATCGGGAATGTGCAGAACTTCGGCATCAATGTTTTCGCAATTGGCTATTGAGGTGGAATATGTTCTTTTATTGCCCGAAGACTGGCGGCTTTTACTCTCCAGAGGTACATGGTGAACAAATGCCAGCGGAATCGGAGCTTTGGCCTCTGACGGATGAAGAGTACGAGGCACTGCTCGACGCTCAGGGCCAGGGACTGTTGATCGTCGCTGGCAAGGATGGACAGCCGGTCGCCACGCCACCACCACCTCTCGGAGACGAGGCTCTGGCAACGATCGAGCGCGATTGGCGCGACCGCCAGCTCGACGACACCGACGCCCTGGTCGCACGTCACCGCGACGAGCTCGAGGTTGGTACCACGACGCTCAGCACTGAGCAGTACCAGGCGCTGCAGGCGTACCGCCGCCAACTGCGCGACTGGCCGGAGTCTGGTGAGTTTCCGCTCGCAGAACACCGGCCGGCCGCACCGGACTGGCTCGAAGCCCTCTTCGCAGATGGCATCTTGTAGCTTCACGCCGTACAAGCTTCCCGCCTCGCCCCTTCGCCGCGCGCGCGGCAGCCTGTGCAGTGTCATCCAACCACTGCACAGGCACACCCCATGGCCGCTGACCAATATCATCACGGTGTCCGGGTCCAAGAGATCAATGACGGGACCCGCCCCATTCGCACCATCGCCACCGCGATCATCGGCCTGGTAGCCACCGCCGAAGACGCCGACGCCACCGCCTTTCCACTCGATACGCCGGTACTCATCACCAACGTGCAGGCTGCCATCGGCAAGGCGGGCACCAGCGGTACGCTGCCCGCAAGCCTGCAAGCAATCGCCGACCAGGCCAACGCCGCCACTGTGGTGGTGCGGGTGAAGCCGGGCGAGGATGAAGCCGCGACCAATAGCGCGGTCATCGGCGGCGTCAGCGCCGATGGCAAGTACACCGGCATGAAGGCCTTGCTTGCCGCCAAGGCCCGCTTGGGCGTGGTACCGCGCATCCTCGGCGTGCCGGGCCTGGATACCCAGCCGGTCGCTACCGCACTCATCGCCATCGCCCAGCAACTGCGCGCCTTCGCTTATGTCTCCGCCAGCGGCTGCAAGACAAAGGAAGAGGCCATCGCCTACCGCGAGAACTTCGCCGCGCGCGAAGCCATGGTGGTCTGGCCGGACTTCCTGACGTGGAGCACCGTGGTCAACCAGACCGTGCCTGCGCCAGCTGTTGCCCAGGCACTGGGCTTGCGCGCCCGGATCGATCAGGAGGTCGGTTGGCACAAGACCCTGTCGAACGTCGCCGTCAACGGCGTGACCGGCATCAGCGCCGACGTGTTCTGGGACCTGCAGAGCCCCAGCACCGACGCCAACTACCTCAACGAGAACGAGGTCACCACCCTGGTGCAGGAAGGCGGATTCCGTTTCTGGGGCTCGCGCACCTGCAGCGATGATCCGCTGTTCGCCTTCGAGAACTACACCCGCACCGCCCAGGTGCTGGCCGATACCATCGCCGAGGCGCACATGTGGGCGGTCGACAAGCCCATGCACCCGTCGCTTGTGCGCGACATCCTCGAGGGCGTGAACGCCAAGTTCCGCGAGCTCAAGGGACTCGGCCTGATCATCGACGCCCAGGCCTGGTACGACCCCAACGTGAACGACAAGGACACGCTCAAGGCCGGCAAGCTGCGCATCACCTACGACTACACCCCGGTGCCGCCGCTCGAGGACCTGACCTTCTTCCAGAAGATCACCGACAGCTACCTCGTCGACTTCGCCAGCCGCGTCAACGCCTGACGCCCAGCGCTCCCCGGACGGGGAGCCGACCCACCTGATTCCCGGAGAGCCCTACCATGGCCATGCCGCGCAAGCTCAAGAACATGAACCTTTTCAACGATGGCGGTAGCTACCAGGGCCTTGTGAAGTCCTGCACCCTGCCCCCGCTGGCCCGCAAGATGGAGCCCTTCCGCGGGGGCGGCATGAACGGCCCGGTCAAGGCCGACCTCGGCCACGACGACGACGGCATCCAGTTCGAGTGGACCGTCGGGGGCCTGGAGCTGACCGTCCTCAAGCAGTACGGCGCAGTCAGCGCCAGCGGCGTGATGCTGCGTTTCGCCGGCGCCTACCAGCAGGACGATACCGGCGCGGTCACGTCCGTCGAAATCGTCGTTCGCGGCCGGCACGAGACCATCGAAATGGGTGACGCCCAGCCCGGCGAAGACACCGAGCACAAGATCACCACCACCTGCAGCTACTACAAGCTCGTCGTCAACGGTGAGGAAGTCATCGAGATCGACCTGCTGAACTTCGTCGAGAAGGTCAACGGCAAGGACCTGCTCGAGGCACAGCGCAAGGCCATCGGCCTGTAATCCCTTCCCGCCGGCCCGACCGGCGGTTCCTCTCCCCCTTGGATACCGACGCCCATGAAAACCGAACAGACTCCCGCTGACCTGCAGAACGCTCCCGACAACGTCGTAACCCTCGACCAGCCGATCAAGCGCGGCGCCCAGTCCATCGAATCGCTCACCCTGCGCAAGCCCTCCTCTGGCGAACTCCGCGGCCTGCACCTGCTCGACCTGCTGCAGTTCGACGTGGCTGCGACCATGAAAATCCTGCCGCGCATCAGCCAACCGACCATCACCGAGCCCGAGGCCGCCGGCATGGACCCGGCTGACCTGCTCGCCTGCGGCCAGGTGATCGCCGGTTTTTTGCTGCAGAAGCGGGCGAAGGCGGCAGCCTCCCTGATCGCGTAGAAAACGCCATGGCCGACCTGGCCGTGACGTTTCACTGGGCGCCGGACCATATGGACCGGCTCTCGCTCACCGAACTGATGGAATGGCGCGAACGCGCCCGGGTACGGAGTTCCGCCGATGGCGAATGACCTGCAGCTGCGCGTGCTGCTCAGCGCGATCGACAGAGCCACCGCTCCCCTGCGTCGCATCATGCAAGGCAGCGATGCGACGGCCCGGGCGCTCAAGGCAACTCGCGAGCGCCTGAAGCAGCTCAACGCTCAGCAGAGCGACGTACGCGCGTTCCGTACCCAGCGCGGCGCTCTGGAGCAGGTCAGCACCGCGCTGGCCGCGCAACAGGCCCGGGTGAAAGCGCTGGCCCAGCAGATGGCCACCGCCGGCAACCCCACCCGTGCGCTCACCCGCGACTACAACCGGGCCATCCGTGAAGCTGGTTTCCTCAAGCAGCAACACCTGCAGCAGAGCCAAGCCCTGCAGCAACTGCGCACGCGCCTCAGCAACGCCGGCATCAGCACCCGCAACCTCGGCCAGCATGAGCGCGACCTGCGCGCGCAGATCCAGGCGGCCAACGGCGCCATCAACAGCCAGGCGCAGCGCTTGCGCAACCTCAGCCAGCAGCAGGAACGCCTGACCCACGCCCGAAACACCTACAGCCGCGGCATCCAGAGCGCCGCCGCGCTGGCCGGCACCGGCATGGCGGCGCGCGCGACGGGCATGTACACCGGCGACAAGCTGCGGCAGATGCTCGGCGTGGGCTACGAGTTCGACGCAACGATGTCGGCGACCCAGGCGGTGACCCGCATCGAGCGCAAGGACGATCCGCAGATGCAGGCGCTGCGGCAACAGGCCCGCACCCTGCCGCTGTCCAGCAAATTCACCGACAAGGAAGTCGCCCAGGGCCAGTATTTCCTGGGCCGCACCGGCTACAACGCGAAGCAGATCCTCGGCGCCATGCCCGGCATGCTCAACCTGGCCGCCGCCGGCGACATGGACCTCGGCGACACCGCTGACATCGCCTCGAACATCCAGACGGCGATGGGTATTCCGGCCGAGAAGATGGACCAGGTGGCCGACGTACTGACTGCGGCGTTCACCCGGAACAACGTCGACATCCGCATGCTCGGCGACTCGCTGAAGTACTCCGCCGGCGTCGGTCGCGAGTACGGCCAGAGCCTGGAGACGGTCACCACCGCCACGGCCCTGCTCGGCAACGCCGGCGTCCAGGGCAGCATGGCCGGCACCTCGATGCGCTCTGTGCTGACCCGCCTGGGCACGTCCAAGGCGGTAGCCAAGCTGGGCGTCCAGACCAAGGACGCCAACGGCAACATGCGCGATATGCTGGACATCCTGAAGGACATCAACAAGAAGACCGCCGGCATGGGCAACGTGCAGCGCGGCGCGATCTTCAAGGACATCGCTGGGCAGTACGCGGTGACAAGCTTCGGCACCCTGATGCGCGCCGTCGAGGGCGGCCAGTTCCAGACCATGCGCGAAAGCCTGAACAACTCCGAGGGCGAGGCCGCGAGGGTCGCCGCTACCCAGCTGGACAACCTCAAGGGCGACATGACCATGCTGCATGCGGCCCTGGAAAACATTTCGGTCGAGCTGTTCGACAAGAACAGCCCCTGGCTGCGCGAGCTCGCCGCCGACCTCAGTCACCTGCTGCACAACGTCGGCGAGTTCCTGAAGGCCAACCCGCAGGTCAGCAAGGGCATCGTCATCACCGTCGCCGCGTTCTCGGCGCTGATGGCCACCGTCGGCAGCCTGGCCATCACCCTCGCCGGCATCCTCGGCCCGATGATCGCAGTCCGCTTCATGCTCGGCACCATCGGCATTCGCCTGCCCGGTCTGATCGGCCTGCTGAAACTGCTGTTCGCACCGATCCGCATGCTGGCCGGCCTGTTGATCGGCCCGCTGGTGACCGCCCTGCGCGTCGTGAGCATCGCGCTGTGGGGCCTGGCCGCCAACCCGGTGGTCCTGGCAATTGCCGCCGTCGTGGCGGTGCTGGCCGCCGCCGCGTACCTGATCTATCGCAACTGGGACGCCGTCAAGGCGTACCTGCTCGGGATGTGGGAAGAGATCCAGGCGGGCCTGAACGGCGGGATCGGCGGGATCATCCGCATCCTCCTCGACTTCAACCCACTCGGCCTGATGTACCGCGCCTTCGCCGGCGTCCTGGGCTACCTGGGCATCGACCTGCCGGCGCGCTTCAGCGACTTCGGCAACATGATCGTCCAGGGCCTGGTGAACGGCCTGCTCGCCGGCTTAGGGCAGATCAAGCGCGCCGTCCAGCGCGTCGGCGGTGCCGCGATCGACTGGTTCAAGGACAAGCTCGGCATCCATTCACCGTCGCGGGTATTCGCCGACCTGGGCGGGTTCACCATGGCCGGCCTGACCCAGGGCCTCGGCGCCGGCCAGGCCGGCCCGCTGGGCGTGATTGCACGTCTCGGCCAAGGCCTGGTCAGCGCGGGCCGTCAGGCTGTCGCCGGCCTCGACGGGGAGTTTGCCCGAGGCCCCCGCCCTGCGATCACGCCGCCGACGTTCGACCAGCCGCTGCTGGCCATGCTGGGCGCCCTGGGCAAGAGCGCCGGCGCCATCGGCGCCCTGGTGCTCGGCGCCAGCGCCCCAGCGCAGGCCATCACCATCGACAACCGTCCCCCGGTCAGTTCGGCGCCAGCAGCGATCAGCGTCGGCGGCGACACCTACTACATCACCATCCAGGCCGGCGCGGGCAGCGACACCGCAGACCTGAAACGCACGCTCAGCCAACTGCTGGACGAGCGCGAACGCAACAAGGCGGCGCGCCTGCGCGCCCGCCTGCAGGACCGGGAGTAACCACCATGATGCTGTCCCTCGGGATGTTCGTCTTCAGCCTGCACACGCTGGCCTACCAAGAGTTCCAGCGACAGACCGAGTGGCGACACGCCAGCAGCAGCCGCATCGGTGCCCAGCCGGCGCGCCAGTTCGTCGGCCGCGGCGACGACGCGATCACCCTGCCTGGCGTGCTGCTGCCGGAGCTGGCCGGCAGCGCGTTGAGCCTGGACGTGCTGCGGCAGATGGCTGACACCGGGTCGGCCTGGCCCATGGTCGAGGGCACCGGACGCATCTACGGCCTGTGGGTGATCGAGCGCGTCACCGAGACGCGGACACTCTTCTTCGCCGACGGCACCCCGCGGCGGATCGAGTTCTCCCTCGAGCTCAAGCGCATCGACGACGGCCGCACCGATCTGCTCGGCTCGGTCCTCGGTACCGCCGGCAACCTGCTGAGACGCATCCTGTGATCGATGCCGCCCTCGCCCGCGTAACGGGCTACCTGACCAGCGCCGTCGACCAGTTGCAGCGCGACGCCGGCTACCCGGTGCCGGTGTTCCGGCTCACGGTCGACGGCAACGACATCGCCCAGCTCATCAGCCCTCGGCTGATCGCCCTGGATCTGACCGACAATCGCGGCCTCGAGGCCGATCAGTTGAGCGTGACACTCAGCGATCATGACGGGCTGCTCGCGATCCCCCCGCGCGGCGCCGTGCTGCACCTCTGGCTGGGCTGGAGTGACAGCGGACTGGTCGACAAGGGCACCTACACCGTCGACGAAACCGAGCACAGCGGCGCGCCGGACGTGCTCAGCATCCGCGCCCGCTCAGCGGACCTGCGCAAGGGCCTGAAGGTCAAGCGCGAACGCAGTTGGAGCAGCCCGAAGACGCTGGGCGACGTGCTCACCGACATCGCCCTCGGCAACAACCTGAAGCCGGTGCTCGCGCCGGCGCTGGCGGGCCTGCCGATCCTGCAGCTGGACCAGGCCAACGAGTCCGACGCCAACCTGCTGACACGCCTGGGCGAGGACTTCGATGCGGTGGCCACCGTGAAAGCCGGCTGCCTGCTCTGCCTGCCGGCCGGCGGCGGCAAGACTGCCAGCGGCCTGGCGCTGCCGCACATCAACCTCACCCGCCAGGATGGCGACCAGCACCGCTACCTGCAGGCCGACCGCGACAGCTACGACGGCGTGCGCGCGTACTTCTACGACGTGAACAGCGCAAAGAAGCAGGAGGCCATCGCCGGTGCCAAAGGCGACAACCTCAAGGACCTGCGCCACACCTACAGCGACCGCCAGAGCGCCCTGCGCGCCGCCCGCGCCGAGTGGAACCGCCTACAGCGTGGCAGCGCCACGCTCAGCTACGTGCTCGCCAAGGGCCGGCCGGACCTGATCCCGGAGCTGACCTACACCCTGCAGGGCGTGAAGACTTCGATCGATGCGATCATCTGGTACGGCGGCAATGTGCAGCACAGCCTCAGCGCCGACGGCGGCTACATCACCAGCCTAGAGATGGAAAGCAAGCTGCCCGAGGACCTGGTCAGCGACCTGGCCGACGACACCGGCGGCGACTACACCGGCATCATCGCCTACTACCGCGACGAGAAGAGCGGGACGGAGAAGACCATCACCGCGGGAGACCAGAGCAAGCCGCGCCGTCTGCGCTACCTGTACAGCACCAAGGCCAGTGCGAAGCGGGCTGTGGATCGAGAGTGGAAACGGCTGCTGGCATCCCGCTAACCGCTTGTCTAACTGGTACCGTGTTAGCGGTTTAATAGGATATGTACGAAACCAAAGTCCCCATCTAATTCAAATAGAACACTAAGAGCCACTTGGCTTTTCATCCAGAGCCATACGGTAACGTAGGATTTGCTCATCCAACTTACCAATCTGCCTCCGAAGATCTAAATTCATATCTTTCTCATTTGAAAGATCTGTATTAAGGCTACTAATTTGCCGCTCTAAAGTCCTGACAAGAATTGCGCTATCCGGTGGATACTTGAAATCTTCCTTTACTCTTTCAAGTTCAGCCAAAGTAGTGGCCCAACTATCCTTAACCTCTCGCTCTCTAGCCGTCGCCGCTCTCGCTATTTCTATCTGGTTTTTGAGTTGATTCTCAAGGTCGTCAGCCTTATGAATATATTTAACCCTTAGCTCCATAGCTTCTTCTTCAGAGATGGGCCTTTTCCCTTCTGCTGCAAGTCTTATCTCTTGAATATCCCTCTTACTTTCAAGTGAAAATTTCAGAGCCCACCTAGCAGGAACTGGATAAATAAATATATAGAAAAGAGCGGTAGCAAGAGGACCAAAGAAGAAAAAGATTAGAGCAACGTACCAAGGATTCCATAGACTCTGCTCTATATAATTAAACTTAGCACCAGGCTCCATGTTGGAAAAAATCACAACAAAAAACTTATAATTCCATAAAATCCACGAGACACAAAAAGCGCCGGATAGTGGGCTCTCAATCCTATCCTTAAAATTACTTTTAATGGACTCCAAAATATCCATGCCCCCTCCCCGTTTATGCGCCAGCCGCGCAGGCTAGGCGCTTCCGCTCATAATCCATCTGGTGCCCCTTCAGTTCAGGCAGCGGGTCGTCCATATCGGCCTGTACCACCAGATCGGACAACACCCATCCCAATGCCTCATAGGCCTTGAAGCAGATTTCGTTGGCGCTGCTGCGGATACCAGGGCGGTACCGGTCCAAATCGCCGAACACCTCGGTTACTTGGTCAACACTCGAAGCCTGCAACGCGTCCAGCATCCTCTGGTGCAGGTTGTCCATCAGTTCGACCTGGGCGGCCGAATCCGCCACCGCAGCACATGAAACCATCAGTCCGACCGACGCGGCCGTTCCCTTAAGCCAGTTCATACGTCCCTCTCTTCACAGTGGGGCCTTCGGCTACCGCCGAAGACCCGTTCAATCAACGATCCCGGTAAGCGCATGCCAACCGCAGCAAGTCCAACTGGTCCTGCTCGCTCATCTGACTCAGGCAGATCAGAAGAGCGGTGAGCACGACAGGATCGATGGGCTTATCCATAGGTCTACTCCTTAGACAGGCCACCCGGCGACATCATGCCACCGTGCCAGCAGCCTGGGAGTACCCCATTGTTCACATAGGTTGACGCCCAAAAAGCAGACGCAGCGAAGCCTCCCCCTAACGAATTTCCTACTCGACAGCGATACGTCTCATTTCTTCGTAGGACGTGTTGCAGCGGCTTCGGAGAGCGCGCGCCCCATCCGCACATAGGCAGCTCGATCTGCTTCGTCCATAGATGTCATGTATCCCAGTACATCCAACTCGCTCTGGCTGAGAGCATCGAGTTCGGCAGGAAGTCGCCTGCCAGTTATCACGTAAAGAACATCAACCCCAAACGCATCGGCCGCAGCGAGATACAAAGCATCAGGGCTACGCTCCCCTTTTTCGTAGTTGTATTGGCTGTTCTTCGACACATTCAGCTGGGCAGCAAAGTCCGTCTGGTTCATGCCCAGCCGTTCCCGCTCCTCCTTCAGCCGTTCCCCGATTCCCACATACGTCTCCAAATGCGCTTGACTTTCCATCATTCGTAGGAAAAACTGCGCATACATTCACACGAAGTCACACGAAACGAGACTATGCACAACGCCTACCCCACCGAGCAAGCGTGCGAGAAAGCGCGCCAGCATCTGGCGAGCCAAGGGCTGTCGGCCAGGCAATGGGCGGTGAAGAACAACCTCACCCCCTCGACCGTGTACGCCGTCCTCAACCGACAGAAGAAGTGCCTGCGCGGCGAAGCCCATCGCGCGGCTGTCCTTCTCGGCATCAAAGACGGCGTGATCGCACAGTAATGGCCACCGCACTGGGGGGACACCAGAAGATGAAACGCCCGCTCCTAGAAACGCGGCGCCAGGTGGTCAGCGCGATCATCGGCGCCTACCCCGGCGGTCGCGAATGCGCCGCTGCCCGCCTGGGCCTCGACCTGAAGAAGTTTGACAACCACGCCTACGAAAACGCCGGCAGCAAGCCGCTCAGCGACGACCAGTTGCTCTTGCTCGAGCAGGAAACCGGCACCAGCCACTTCCCCGAGTACGTCGCACACCTGTATGGCGGCATGTTCGTGCAGATGCCCGATCCAGCCCAGCTGGACAACCTCGACCTGTACGCCAGGGGCGTCGCCACCGCCATCAGGCGCGGCGAGGTCGACCGCATCATCGCCGAGGCGCTACGCGACGGAGAGATCGACGAGGCCGAACTCGCCGAAATCATCGTCGCCCACCGCCAACACCTGGCCGCACGACATGCCGAAGTCGGCGCAGTGATCACCCTGCACCGGAGGGTCAAGGCGTGAGCGTCTACAAGCTCGTCTGCCCCTGCTGCCACAGCCGGATGCGGATCCGCTCCTCCGAGGGCCAAACCCCGTGCTTCCGCTCGATGTACGCGCAATGCACAAACGCGCTCTGCGGCGCCACCTTCACCGGCTCCCTGAGCTGGGACTACCAGCTCAGCCCCTCGGGCCTCGAGCGGCCACTGCTGGTACTCCCCATGGCGCCTTCGAAAACCCGTCAACTGGCACGCCGCGACCTCGCGGCCGCAACCAACCAACTGGACCTGCTGGATCATGTGGAGTGCATGCAATGAACGGCACCAACGACTACCGCAGCACCATGCAGCAAGCCGCCGCAGCGTACCTGCTGGCCAACGCCAACCAGTATCTGTCCTCCGGCTCCGACCGGTTGTTCGATGCCTGTGTCAACCATCTGGCCAAAGGCCTCGAGGTTCCCCAGTTCATGGCCGAACAACTCGCCCAGCGCGCGTGGGATGAAGTCTTCGCGGGGCCAGACCCTATCTGGCTGGGTATCGACTGGGGCCAGGGAGACGACGAGGTGGTCTATTTGATCGACACCCGCAGTCACTGTCGCTTCCCGATCCCGGCCCGCTATCTGCCCGCGCACCTGCTCAAACAGCGCCCCCAGCACACCCAGTAATCCCTGAAACACGCCCTACCCACTCCACTGCCGTGGGTTTGGGGAAGTTACGCCCAGAATTCGAGGTATCACCGCCATGAGCGGCCACATTTCAATCACCGTCGAAGTCGACCAGAACCAGGCTGAGAAGTACCTGCTCTGGCTGGTCAGCCAGTACGAAGCCGCCATGGCCGAGTGCTGGTACGACGATCGCTACCGCTATACGCCGCAGGGGCTGCGCGGCAAGCGCATCCTCGAGGACCGCCCACACATTGCTGGCATCTGCCGGACGATCCGCGAACTGCGCAAGCAGATTCGGGGGCGCGCATGAAGGAAATGGACCGCGAACTCAAGGCCGACGTGCTGCGCCGCCTGCAGGATCAGTACGGACTGACGCCGATCAAGGGCACAAAGTACATGCGCAAGGGCGAGTGCCCGACGTGCGGCAAAAAGGAGCTCTACACCCTGGTCGACAGCCCCTGGTTCATCCGCTGCGGGCGCGGCAAGTGCGGCGACACCTGGCACATCAAGGAAATCTACCCGGAGCTCTTCGACGACTGGAGCAAGCGAGCGCCGGCCACCGACAAGGAACCCGCCGCCTCGGCCCGGGCGTACCTGGCCCATGCCCGCGGCTTCGACCTGGCGCTGATCGATGGCTGGTACAGCCAGGAAAACTACTGGGACCGCGACCTTGAGATCGGTAGCGCGACAGTACGCTTCCCGCTGAAGAAAGGCGGCTACTGGGAACGCCTAATCGATCGCCCGAGCCGCTTCGGCAAGAAGAAGGCCCGCTTCAAGCCGGGCGACAGCCCGCGCGGCGTCTGGTGGTGCCCACCCAGCGTCGACCTGCAGGAGGTGAAGGAGCTGTGGATCGTCGAAGGTATCTTCGACGCCATCGCACTGCTGCACCACGGCATCGACGCCGTGTCGGCCATGAGCTCCAACGCCTTCCCCGAGCAGTCTTTGCGCGAACTCGCGACAGCCCGTAGCGGCAAGCTGCCGAAACTGATCTGGGCGCTGGACAACGAACCCGGCGCCCACAGGTACACCCGGCGGTGGGTGACCGAGGCACGTGCCCTGGGCTACGTCTGCGAAGCGGCCCAACTACCGCAGCGCAACAACCGCAAATTCGACTGGAACGACCTGCACCAGCGCTGGATGTTCATCGATGACGCGGCCGAGCGCGCCGCGCAGATCGAGAAGGACCTCAAGACCGCGCGCCATGAGGGCGCGCTGCTGATCGCCGAGAGTCCTGCCGAGAAAGCGCTGCTGATGTACGACTGGAACAGCCGCGGCGAATTCCACTTTCGGTTCGGCAACAGATTGTTCTGGTTCAAGCTGGACCTCGAGAAGTTCGACCGGGCCATGCGCGCGTTCGAAAACAGCGACGACCACGAAGATAAGTTGCTGAACGACAGACAGAAGCGCGACAAGGCGCTGCAGCAGTCCGGCAATGTGGTTGAAATCGCAAACTGCTTCCCCCAGGCCCTGTACTTCCAGCGCAACGAGGTCACAGACGAGAGCTGGTACTACTTCCGCATCGATCGCCCCGACGACGAGAGCGTGAAGAACACCTTCACCAGCGCCCAAGTCGCGGCGGCCAGCGAGTTCAAGAAGCGCCTGCTCGGCGTGGCAGCGGGGGCGATCTTCACCGGCAGCGGCGCGCAGCTCGACCAGATCATGAAGCTGCAACTCACCGGCCTGAAGACGGTGGCCACCATCGATTACCTGGGCTACAGCCGGGAGCATGCCTGCTACGTCCTGGGCGACGTGGCGGTGCGCGGCGGCGTGATCGAGAAGGCCAACGCCGAAGACTTCTTCGAATTCCAAAAGCTGCGCCTGAAGACCCTGCAGCGTTCGATCAAGCTGCAGATCGCCACCGACGCCAAGGACTACCGCCCCGAGTGGCTGGACTGGCTGTGGACCTGCTTCGGCGCCAAGGGCCTGGTGGCGCTGGCATTCTGGTTCGGCTCGCTGTTCGCAGAGCAGATCCGCGCCGAGTTCCAGTCCTTTCCGTTCCTCGAGGCCACCGGCGAGGCCGGTGCCGGCAAGTCCACGCTGATCACCTTCCTATGGAAGCTGCTCGGCCGGGCGGACGAGGAAGGCCAGGACCCGTCGAAGATGACCAAGGCGGGCCTGCGCCGCTGGCTGACCCAGCTGTCGAACATGCCCATGGTCATGCTCGAGGCCGACCGCAGCGACAACAGCCGCGCCGGCGGCGCCGCCAAGTCATTCGACTGGGACGAGTTCAAGCCGCTGTTCAACGGCCGCGCGCTGGGCGTGACCGGCCAGAAGACCGCCGGCAACGAGACCTACGAGCCACCCTTCCGCGGCACCCTGGTGATGAGCCAGAACGCCACGGTGCAGGCCTCCGAAGCGATCATGACCCGTATCGTGAAGCTGCACTTCATTCGCCCGGAGATCACCCGCGAGAGCCAGGCCGCGGCCGACAACCTCAACCACCTGGACGTGCTCGAGGTCAGCCACTTCCTGCTGATGGCCATCCGCGCGGAGGCCCGCGTGCTGGAGTGCTTCCGCGAGCGGCTGAAGGTTCACAGCGCGACGCTGCGCGGTCTGAAGCAGATTCGTATCGAGCGGCTGATACTCAACCACGCGCAGATGATGGCCCTGGTCGACGCGCTGCGCCTGGTGGTGCCGCTGTCCGAGCACCAGCTCGCCTGCGCTCAGCAGACCCTGATGACGATGGCCCTGGAGCGCCAGGACGCCGTCAACGCCGACGCGCCCGAGGTGGCCGAGTTCTGGGAGGTCTACGACTACCTCGAAAACCTCAGCGAAGAGCCGGTGCTCAACCACAGCAAGAACCCCGGAACCATCGCCATCAACCTTAATGAGTTCGTGAAGCTGGCCGCCGACCACCGCCAGAAGGTGGCCGACGCGGCAACCCTGCGCGACCTGCTGAAAGAGTCCCGCCGGCACAAATTCATCGAATACAAGGCCGTCGACAGCGCAGTGCGCGCGGCACACGCCCGCCAGAACCCTTTCACCAACCGACCCAGCACCGTCAAGTGCTGGATTTTCCAAGCCTAACCGGCGCGGCAACGCCGGAACTGCAACCCCAAAGGAGAGACACCATGCAACCCCTCCCCCACGACTATCTGCAGTTGATCCACGACTTCCAGGCCAGGCAGCAGGAGAACGAGGTAGCCGGCATCACAGCGTTGAAACGCCTGCTCCCGATCGCACAGCGCGACAGCGGCCAGAGCGGCGTGATCGGTCGGTTCCTGCTCGGCCTGTACAACGGCCAAGCCCACCGCTTCGACCTCACCGAGCTACGCCGCCTCGACCCAGCTCTGTTCGATGCGTGCCTGTCCGTGCTGCGTATGGACTACGCCCCGAAACAGGAAGTGCATGAGTACTTCGAGGACGGCGACGCGATCTGGCAGGACCTGCGCAAACGCTGGGCCGCAGCATCGCTGCCGGCATAGGGGGACTGACTGTGGATGTGATCGACCAGGCCAACGAACGGGCCGAGAACATGATCCAGGCCGCCCTGGCCCAGCGGACGAACACCCGCCTGGCGCCCAGCGCCCTCTGGTGCGAGGACTGCGGCGAGCAGATACCCGAGGCCCGCCGCCAGGCCGCCCCAGGCTGCGAGTGCTGCATCAGCTGTCAGGAACTGCGCGAGCACCCCGCGCGGCGCTGAAGAAGAGGCGCCAGGGAGCGGCAACTCCCTGGCGCCGACCACCCCAAAGGAGAGACACCATGCAAGCGAATCAGCCTCAAGGCGGCAGCGCCAAGGCTAGCACACCACGCTATGACACCATCGTCATCCGCGGCGCCACCGGCAAAGACGTCCCGAGGGAAGTAGACGGCGGAGAGGTGGTCAGCTGGGCACGCGGCCATGAACTGGCAGCCGGCGACGCCCTGCTGGAGTTCGTCAACTACGTGGCCGATGGTGATTGCGGCATCACCCCGGAGCTGAGCACCAAGGCGCGTAAGGCGCTGGATCTGATGGAGCGTCGCAGCAGGTTGGGCTGGGAGGCGGACGAACAGCCAGAAGATTGGCCGGCGTCGGTTAACCGTGCAGCACAAACGGCCCGCGAAGTGTTCAACGGCTCCCACGAAGACGCCATCCAGGCGATTGAGTACATGCATGCCCTGCTGCTGCAGGCTGCCCCTGTCGTGCAAGGCGGTGACGTATGAAGCCCTGCACCCTTGGCAAGCGCCACAGCTGGACATTCGTCCGCAACGTCGTCACCAGCCACCTGAGCGGCCGTTTCGGCCGCATCACCAAGCGCGGGTTCTACCGCTGCGAATGCGGCGCCGAGAAGTACGGCAACGCCGGCGACCTGTCCGGGGGTAGCACCCATGCTTAAGCGCACCCTCTACCACTTCCACTTCTGCTGCGGCCTGGGCGGCGGCGTGGCGGTGGCGCTGAGCGTTTCACAACCCGCTGAAAGTCGCTGAGGTGAACGGCATGCACGAATTACTGAAGATGCTGGACAACCCGCGCAGCTTGCTGAACTTCTCGCTGGCGATTCTGGCTGTCCTGGCTTTGTTCTTCATGTTGAAGAGCGGCGCGCAAGCTGCTTCGCAGCCGGCCTCCTCCTTCTCCGCTCCCAAGGAAGCAGACTCAAGGGGGAAACGTCCATGAGCGACCTTTTCTACCTGCAGGACAGCCGCAGCAACGTCGGGAGCCGAGCAACGTTCTGGCGCGCCGGCGGCGGCTACACCACGAACCTCGACGACGCCGAGACGTTCGCCCGCGAACGCGCCGTAAAGCAGTACGAAAACCGCGACAGCGATCTGCCCTGGCCCGTGGACTATGTCCGCGCCCGGGCAGAGGTCGGGGTCGACTGCCAGTACCTCACCAAGTCAGAAGCCGAGGCCTACCGCAACGAGGACGGCCGCATGTATGTGGCGTACGCACGCGAGTGGGACGGAAACGACCTGGTATGGCGCGGCGCCCAAGGCCCAACCGCCAACCTGGACGACGCCATCCACCCGGGGGCGGCTGATGCCGCTGTGTTCCTGGCCCAGGGCTTCGAGCTGTGGCCATGCGGCTACATCGCGGAGCACTCCCGCCTGGTAGTCCGCGCCATGCTGCTCGACCACAAGCAGGCGCTGCGCTCGGTCGGCCTCAAGCTGCCCAAGCTCCAGCGCCCGCGCTATCGCAGCTACAGCAACCTGCTCAACTGCGAAGGCTGCGGCCGTTTTCTCAACGAGCGCCAGCGCTTCGACGACTGCCCCAACTGTGGGACAAGGAATGCGCCATGACCGCCTATCGCCCACTACTTCGTTATCACGGCGGCAAGTGGAAACTAGCCCCGTGGATCATCAGCCACATGGCCGAGCACAAGACATACGTCGAGCCATTCGGTGGCGGTGGATCCGTCCTGATTCGCAAGCCCCGCGCCTACGCCGAGGTCTACAACGACTTGGACGGGGACGTGGTGAACCTGTTCCGTGTCGCGCGCGACCGCGGCGAGGAGCTGCGCCAGGCCCTGGCACTTACTCCGTTCGCTCGAGGCGAGTTCGACATCAGCTACGACGAAACAGCAGACACGCTGGAGCGCGCACGCCGGATGATCGTGCGCTCATTTCAAGGGTTCGGTAGCGCAGCGGCGAGCGGCGAACGCACGGGGTTTCGCTCATCGTCCTCCCGTTCGGGAACATCCCCGGCGATGGACTGGCGCAACTACCCGGACGCACTGTCCGCGATCATTGACCGCCTCCAGGGCGTAGTGATCGAGAATCGCGACGCTATGGAAGTGATGGCACACCACGACCGGCCGACCACTCTGCACTATGTCGATCCGCCCTACGTGCATTCAACTCGCAGCCCCAAGGTCCGGCACAACGACACCGGGAAGAGCTATCGCTACGAGCTCAGCGACGAGCAGCACCGGGACCTTGCGGTCGCACTGCATCGGTTGGATGGCATGGTCATTGTCTCTGGCTATCCATGCCCCCTATATGACGATCTGTTCCAGGACTGGCACTGCATCGAGCGCGCAGCGCATGCCGACGGTGCACGCCAGCGCGTCGAGTGTTTATGGCTCAACCCTAGCGCTTACCAGGGACTGGCTCAGTTCGACATTTTCAAGGAGGGCAACGCATGCGCATGCTGATACTCCAAAGTGGCCGCCGCTGCGGCCGCTCGAAAAGCCTGCAGCCATTGCTTCAGTACGCCCTGGCCAACGGTTGGAGGGTTGGACTGACCAACGGCGGGCATCTGCGCTTCACCAAGGCAGAGCGGCCAGTTATCCACACCAGCAGCACGCCGAGCGATTGGCGCGCAGTCCGCAACGCGGTGGCAATGCTGGCCAGGGCCGATCGCAAGGAGGTGATCCTTGTCTGATCAGGCCAACCGCCAGCACATGCTGGCATGTGAGGCCCGGTACTGGCTCCGGCGTGGCATCACCACGCCGGAGAAAGTCGCCGAGCTGAGCGAAACCCTCAAGCGGCGGGGGGAAAGCGCCGTCGAGCAGTTGATAGCGGAAATGCGCCGTCAGTGGCTGGCACGGACAGAGTGGATAGGTGGTGAAGATGGCTGAACTGGACAGATTCATGCGGGAAGCCGAGGTACTGGAAGCCACCAGCCTGGCGCGCTCGACACTCTGGCGGGAGGTGAAGGCCAAGCGCTTCCCCAGTCCGGTACAGATCACACCTGGGCGAGTAGGCTGGAGACAATCCGATATCAACCGCTGGCTGGAAAACCCGATGGGATGGACGCCAACAAGGGCCGCGTGAGCGGCCCTACTTCTTGGTGTCGATAACGTTCTTTTCGAGCCAGGCGGCCCAGCGATCGAGCCCGCGCTTCTTCTCTTGGAAGTAGTCGTAGCGGTCGTAGTGCTTGGATGACACATCGTTGAAGGCGTGGCCCTGGATTCTGTCCCGCAGCTCCTTGGTGAGCCCGGCTTTCGCCATCAGCGTCTTGCAGGTCCGACGGATGTCCCGAAGTGTGAACGGGCCGTTGAACGACTTGTGATGCCGGCCGTATAGCTTCGTCACCGCCCTGGACAGAGACTGGGGGTTCAGTGATTTCCCCTCCTCCTTGCCCTGGAACGGATACGCGCTCTTCTCGCTGATGCAGTCCATTTCCTTCAGGCTCGCCCGCATCAGCTTGTTGTAGGGCACCACATGCATCGCCCGCTCACCTTCACCGCCCTTCCCGTTGCGGATCATCACATGGTCCCGCTGATACATCGTCCGATCAGACCGGAGCAGTTGCTCCGGTCGTTGACCACCGCTGGCGATCAAGAACTTGAGCAACTCGGAAGTCGTGAGGGACAGCTTCTCCGGCAGCAGATGCCAGAGCGCTTGCAACTCCTTCTCCGTGAGTGCCCGATCCCCGGGCTGCTCCCAGTCTTCCTGTACAGGGATGCTAGCCACCGGGTTGCTGGTCAGGCCGAAGCGATTTTCCTGCTCCAGATAGGTGCGGGGGTTGTAGTCCTGCTGCAGGGCACTCTGGAACGCCGAATGAAGGCGAGAGCGCACCCGGTTCGTCATTGTCGTGACGCCGCCGGCAATCATCTTGGCCAGGATGTCACGGATATCGGCCGGCCCGATCAACACCGCCGGGCGCTCCACCAGGGTTGGGAACGGCTCGGAAACGTAGTGTTTGAAGGACCACTCGACGTGCTCGGCACTCGCCGCCCCTTCCTGCTTCAGCTTGGCGACATAGGCGGCCATCAACTCCTTGAAGGTGCCAGCCTCAACCTGTATCTCCTTCTCCTCGCGGCACCGGTCCCGCGCTTCCGTGAGCGCCATCGTCGGCCAGGTGCCCAGCTTGGTCTTCAGCTTCCGCCCGTTCTTCCGGCGCTGGAAGTAGAACTCCTTCGTACCATTGGGCCGCACCCGAAGCATCAAGACACCCTCGCCCCGCGCGCTGCGCCCGTCGCTGACGGTGTATTCCTTCTCGGCTGGCTTGAGTGCGCGGATCTGTCTCTCGGTGAGCACGGGGCTGTCCTTAATTAGGGGCCCTTTCTGGGGGCCGTTTGCACGGAGCAAGGTGGTTCTTCCTGGGACAACCTAGGACGAACCACCTACCCAGAGGCCCCGGGATAGAAGGCCTCGACGCACAATTGTGCATGAACTCAGACAGCCGTGGACAGTGCGCCTCAATGCTTCCCAAGCTCATGACGAGGGTTCGATTCCCTTCGCCCGCTCCAGACTCCATAGCTAAGCCCCTGAAAACATTGCGTTTTTGGGGGTTTTGCTTTTTAGGAGTCGAAAACGTGTCGAAAAAATGTCGAAACATATTTGCTAGCGCCCCCGAAGCAAAACAAGGATTGATGCATATGAATGATCGTTACGAGGTCAAAGAAAAACGTTCAGCATCTACGGTGCAAGGCAAGACATTAGGACAACCAAAGCCAAGAGGTAACCCATCTTGCACTGGCGTACCCCAGTGGGTTGTTTATGACACCTTCACGAAAGAAAGCGGGGAGCCATTCAGCAACCGACAAGACGCGTATACAGCATGTGATCAGCTAAATAGAAAACACGCTAGAAAAATGCGAGAAGAGGGTTAAGTCGCACCGCTTCCGATAAATGATCCTGCGACAAATGCGCATATCGCATCGTCATTGATAACGAGGCGTGCCCCAGGATGTGCTGTAGGGTCACGATGTGCCCCCCGTTCATGATGAAGTGACTGGCGAACGTGTGGCGCAGTACGTGGCTGGCCTGCCCCTTCGGCAGCTTGATCGAGGTCGACAGCAGCACTAGGCGGAACACGCCAAGGCAGTTCGTGAACGGCCCGTGGGTCTGCCAATGCCGGCGAATGTCGGCGGCCAGTTGTTCCGAGATCGGCACCGAGCGCACACGCTTGGACTTGGTGTTGGCGAAGATCACCGTATTACCTTTCAGACGTTCCGGCGTCAGCGCCTGAGCCTCACCCCATCGAGCCCCTGTCGCGAGGCAGATACGAGCGACCATCTTCGGATGTGGCGACGTGGTGCGCGCATCCAGGGCCGTAAGCAGTTCGGACACCTGATGCTTGGTCAGGTACGACAGCGGTCTTTCCTGAAGCTTGAGCGGCCGCATGCGCCCTACCGGATTCTCATAGTCAATGACGCCGAGTTGACGCAATTCGTTGTACATGGACTTGAGGTAGCCAAGACGGTTATTCGCGGTCTTGCCCGACATGCCATTGGCTATCTGCCGGCTACGCAACCGAGCCACTTTCGCAGGCTCCAGGGAGACAGCGACCGGGTCGCCCAGGTCCTTTGCCACCAACCTCAGAATCGCCACGCAACGATGCCCGTTGCTGAGGGTCTGGCCGTGCAGTTCATACCAGAGTTCGACCAACTCCGAGAGACGCCGACGGTCCTTCGGCCTGAGCGTCCAGCAGGGGTTTTCCGCACACTTCTGACGCGCGGTGGCCTCGAATTGCTGCGCCTCCATCTTGGTTTTGAACCGCTTGCGAAAGCGCTTGCCCTTGATCGGTTCTACATCGACGAACCAACGGCCATCGGGGAGCTTGGTGATCGACATTAGACGGCATACCCCCGCCGCAGATACCGATCACACATCAGCTTGTGGATATGCCTTTCCAGATCGCGACGAGTCCAACCCTTGGCGAGATAGTGGTCTTCGATAACGTGCCAGAACTCCAGTTTACGGGCGGACTCAATAGCCTTTTTTGCCGGGACACGCTCCCGCGCGATCAGGCTCACGAACTGGCCGAGAAACATCTCGCAGTTACGCCCGCTAAAGCCCTTGGCGGTCTTGTAATAGCGCCGATACTCGGTGCGCTCGATCAGCGGATCGCACTCGACCTGGACGCGGGCGTCCTGGCTGATCAGGCTCCAGAACGGATCGTAGACCGCCGTCCGGCTCAGCAGCTTGAAGCTTTCGCAGGCGTAGTTCCACAGTCCTTGCAGGTGCGGGCAAAGCCCCTCATAGGTGCGGCAGCCGATGACCTCTCCCGAAGCCATGCGCGAGCCTTCGGAGAACTGCTGGACGATGGAGTGATGGAAGCGGAATTCGAGCCGCCAGACCGTTTCCAGGGGGTTATAGGCCGGGTCGCCATCGCCGAACGGATCCCCATTCAGGGTCGCCCACACGCTTTCCCAATAGTCGAGCTTGTCGGTGGCCCGAGCCTGGAGGGTCTTGTTATAGATCGACAGTTGCAGGCCGTTGGCCGAGCCGAACATGTACGTCTCGCCACGCCCGTAGACCGAGGCGTTACCGTCGAACTCGATCCGCTCGATCCCGCTGATTTGCCGTACCCGACGCGAGCGGCAATGCATGCGGTCCACCAGATCACGAGGCGGTTTCCAGCCCTGCACATCCAGCGCGATATGCACTGCGGCTTGGTTGGTTTCGCAGTGGCTCAGCACGGCAGCGGCCAAGTCATCCAGCACGCCCTGGAGGATATGCGGGTCGGCACCGTCGAGGGCATGGGGCGACACTTCGATCTTGAGGTGCGAGCCGAGGGTATCGACCTTGATGTTGTGATTCTTGATCAGCAGGATCAGGCCCATTTCGGCGTTCTGCAGGCGGTACTGATAGCCGGAGTCGCGACCGATGCGGCCCTTGGACCACTCGTAGCCGGCGAACTCGACCACATCCACCGAGAGGTCAAACAGCGCCATGACTTCCGGCCGGAGTTTGCCGTTGTACAACTGCCGCACCGTATCCACGCCGCACCGCAGAATGCGCACGCCTGACAGGTCGGTGAATTGAGCCGTGGTGTCGTCGAAGAACAACCGCCCTTTCGGGCTTTCCAAGACCTGACCGTCCGACTCGATACTGACGCGAATTTGATGGCTGATTTTCTTCATCTTTAACGATCCAAATTGGTACGAATTGAAACCGCAATAGGTGGCTTATCTGACGTGTTACAGGGGCGTCAGCCGGCCCCGCCGTGGCGCTTGCTCACTCCGAGACGAGCCGTTCGCGCGCGCCCCGGCCAGGCCGGCTACAGCGGCCATACCGGCCCCGTCGGCGTCACCGCCACCGCGAAGAAGAAGCCCGCCAGATAGGCCAGGAACGCCAGCCCCAGGGCGGCGAAATAGCTTGTCCAGTTCAT